AGAAGTTCCCAGGGATTTCTCCCCAGGAACAACTTCTCTTTTGCCGCCTTATTATTGTCACGGTAAACGGCTACCGTTCTTCTAAGTTACTTTTTCTTGTAGAAGAAGAGTGGCAATACTGCCAACGTACAACACACCACGAATATGGTGTTACCTAATAAATAGAACATGTTATCACTCATTATATTCCCCTTTCAAGAGAATGAGTTAGGGGCCTTTCCCCTATCCTCAAAAAAGGAAGTTCCCCAGAATCATAAGATCCTGAGGAACCACCTTCTCCGTACCTACCCTACTAGGTACTTATATGTACTAGGCGCTGTGTACCTCATTGTACCAGTACCACATACTAATGCGGTAGTCATAGCTCAAGGTACTTACTACCTTAACCATGCGTCCAGTATACTGCTTGTTGAACCATGCTACGTTTTTGTGTAGGTGTCCGAACTGAACTGCATCTGTTTCACCTGCACAATAAAAATTCGCACGTAACCATATTTGAGTACCAGTGTGGGCAACATACATGCCAACTGTCTCCTTACGCATGGGTAGTGCATTGCCTGCACTGTCCATTGCATACTTGCCTACTATATCATTCATACATGTAATCATTTTCTGTTTTCTCCTTTGCCTTTGGCCCCGTTGGCCTATTGGCAAAAAGGGGAACCCCCTCCTACGTTGGTTACGTAGAAGAGGGTATACCCTTTGGCTGAATCAGAAGATCCAGCCTTTGCAGTACGCCACATAGGCAGCTGCACCAATAACAGCTACCATCAGGAGTGCAAACCAGTTGATGATACTTACAACTCCCAAGACAAACCACAATACTGTTTTAATCGGCAGCAAGATAACTGCCAACACTACACCTGAAGTTGGCTTGATTACAAGACCAAGCACTACAACGGCTAACACTATCATGTATAGCTTCTTTGCATTTACTGTATTCATTGTTCCTTTTCCTTTTCTGTTAAGACCCCATACCCCGGTGGGCACGTTAAAAGGCCAAGTACACGACATGTACTCATAATCCCCTCCCTATAAATTTTTCTTCTATTTATCCCTTATTAAACTTATATAAAGATATATAAACATATCTATAAATTTTTCCCCTATTTTTACCTCTAATAGATCTTTACATGTTTATATAGGCTACGATATAGTGTGACAAACGCCGCAGGAAAAAATCACAAATATTCCTATGAGAAGTTGCAACTAGATGCAAGACATGCCTATCATACGTACATGGCTAATCCAGCTATAGATACACACACCAAGCACACAATGCTTACACTTGCAAAGGAAAAAAAATGAGCTCACATATGGAATGTCCCACATGCGGACACGAGTTTGTCGTAGCAGAAGAACTACTAGGTTCCAACGTAAGATGTTCACACTGCTTTCAGTGGATGAATCCTTTCGGAGGACCTGTACAGTCTAACCATGAAGATTTAGACGTAGGATATTCTTCTTCTCACCAGGTTGAGATTTGGGAAGAAATGGGTTATGAAGCAGGCTACGATTACTGATTATCGTTAAGCTTGAGAAATAGCAAAAGAGGAGCGTTTCTTTACACAAGGTAGGATTCGCTCCTCTTTTATTTTTATATCCGGCGAAACTAGAATTCTCTAGGATCTATGACAATTGACGCAATGTCGTCTTCTTCTGCTATTTCAAGCAGGACATCTTCTATGTCTCTTTCAGATAGCTTGGCAATGTCACTGACCATACTCCATTGTTCAGGAGTAAATATAGAAAATACCATCATTCCATCATCATTAGCGTGGACTGTAATAACACGTTCTTCTATTACATCATTTGATTCATGAATGTAATGAGACACACCGTCTTTAGATACTGACTCACTGATGATCTGTAATATTTTCTTCAAGAAGTCCATGAGTTAATAGTATTTTTTTTTACTTAATTGTACTAAGCTGTTGGGCTATTTCCAGTAAAGAAACATAAACAGAAATTTGGTATAAGTTATTCTTCATCTTGATACTCCTGTTGTATTTCAAAAAAAATTTCCGAAAAATTTGGGTCGGCGGTTTCGTTCCACGAGTCACCGCAATCTCGGCATTTTACAGAAAAATAAGTACCATTTTTTTTATTTTTCATTTCTAGAACAGTAAAGTTTGGAGGATAACTACAATCAGAACATATTGTTGGTTCGAAAGCCATAATTGATCACTTAATTTGTTCAATAATTTCTGGTAAAGATTTTAGCTTCTCAATAGCATTGTCTCGCCCTTGAGCAAAGTTCTCTCCCTTATAGTAAACCCATGCGCCCTTTTGAGTAAAGATTCCTCTGTCCATTCCAAGATTAAACAGGCAACCATACTCATCTATTCCGCGAGCATACAAAATATCAAACTCTACTATTTTCATTGGTGGCGCCATCTTATTTTTAATAATCTTGGCTTTGACTGTAACTCCCACAGATTCACCAGATTTATCTTTGATGTCCTCACGCTTACGAACATCAATACGTACAGAGGCGTAGAACTTAAGTGACATTCCTCCTGGAGTAGTTTCTGGATTACCAAACATAACTCCAATCTTATTACGCAGTTGATTGATGAAAATAATCAATGTTCCGTGTTGGGCAGCGAGACCAGTAAGTTTTCTTAGGGCCTTAGCCATCATACGTGCCTGAAGTCCCATATGTGCCTGATCCATTTCTCCATCTAACTCAGCTTTTGGAACAAGTGCAGCAACAGAGTCAATAACAATGATTCCAATGTCACCAGTTCTAATTAAAGAGTCTGCGATGTCAAGACCTTGTTCTCCGTGATCTGGCTGAGCTAACAAAAGGTTGTCTAGGTCAATTCCAATGGCCTGCATGTACACTGGGTCCAAAGCATGCTCAGCGTCGATGTACGCGCACGTGAGGCCCATTTGCTGAGCCTTGGCGACTGTTGTTAGAGCGATAGTAGATTTACCAGATGACTCTGGTCCGAATATCTCCACCACTCTACCTCTTGGTAGTCCTCCAATTCCAAGGGCAACATCAAGATTTGCAGCGCCAGTTGAAATTGAGTCCCAGGGCTTAACACTTGTTGACCCAAGCTTAACGACTGATCCAGCACCGTATTTTCTTTGGAGTTGAGCTATTGCTACTTCTAGTGCTTTAGATTCCTGTTTTGTCTTTGGCACGTTAGCTTCTTGTTCGAAATCTTGTGCCATTTCGTTTTCCATTTTAGTTATAATCCTTTGCGATTGTTGTGTTCTGGTGAAGGTCCAGCATAAATGATATAATTATTAACAAATATTATACCATTTAGGAGTAACTGTGAGCAAACCTCAAGCAACAAATGAACAACTTAATTTAGCAATTTACTTATTGCGCAAGCGCATGCATACACCGATAGATCTTTTAAAATATTGGGCTGTTGCTGGACCATGCGTAGAAGATCATCCTTCATTGGAAGATTATACCAAAGATTGTGAATAATGCGCTTGCGTGCAACTTGACACGTGTGATAAGCTAGCCATGATCCCCCCTTCCCCCCTTCCCCCCTTTACTATATACTTATATATTAAGATATAATACTAATATATAAATATATACTTATATAGGCCCGAAAGGTCGTTATGCAGATATATCAAATTTTTGTACCAGAATTAAACGCAAACGTAAAATTTAAAATATTGTCTACTGAAGATACCTCTGCATTTTTAGATAGTATTAAAAATAAGAAAAATAAAGATTTGCGCAAAGAAGTTCTACAATTGGTTGTATTCAATTTAAACACCGATGTGGCTTCATCACTAGCGATACTGTCTCGCATCGCAGCAGAGCGAGCTTTAGAGGCCATCTACGCAGGATGCATCATGCTTAACCCAGGTCTAGATTTAGATTACTGGATTAACATTGCATACTCAACAGCCCCAGTGACTCCAAGTGATCAATATCCCGAAAGCGAATACCTAGATCAAGTAAAAAAGTTTTTAAGAGAAACTAGCAAATCAAATAAAACTAAGCAAACTAAAATTGTTAGGCCTAGAAAAATGTCACGACAAAAGTTTTTAGGATTAGAAGATTATTTAAAATCTAATGTCATTGGTCAAGATCAAGCAATAGAAGAAATTGTCGCAGCGCTATCTAGATCTCAAGCTGACCTAAATGATCTCAATAAACCTTTAGGTACATTTTTATTTGCCGGATCTTCTGGAGTAGGGAAAACGCATTTAGCAAACACATTGCATAAGTACTTATTCGACAGTGACGCCCCCATGGTTAGAATTGATTGTGGTGAATTTCAACATAAGCATGAGAATCAAAAATTAATTGGATCACCCCCAGGTTATGTTGGTCATGATGAAGGTGGCCAGTTAACTAATCAAATTAAAAAGAATCCATATTCAGTTGTTCTAATAGATGAAGTAGAGAAGGCGCATAATGATATTTGGAATACATTCTTAAGAATTTTTGATGAAGGAATTGTTACAGATTCTAAGGGTGAATTAGTAGATTTTAAAAATACAATTATTATCATGACAACTAATCTTGGTAATGATAAAACAGTAGATAATTTAATTTCTACGGGTCCTGGCTTTAATAGAAATGTTATTTTTGAAAGAAGAACTAAAGAAATTCCAACTAGATCAATAGTTGAGAAAAATACCAATGAGGCAATTAATAAATACTTTAGACCTGAGTTTTTAAACAGAGTGGATAAAATAGTTGTATTTAATCATTTAAGTAGAGAAGACTGTGAAAAGATTGCCGAGATAGAAATGTCGGTTATCGCAGACAAACTTTCCAGAAAAGGAATATCCGTTTCCTATACTGATAGGGTCATAAGTGGTTTAATTGACTTGGGAATTGATACCGTCAAAGGCGCAAGAGGAATATCGCAGATTAGAAGAGATGTAATTGAAACACCAATTGCTAAAACAATTGTGTATAGTAACCTTCCAAAAGGTACTATATTTCATATAGATTATTTAAATGATAATTTTATTTTTGATTTTCAGAAACCAATTAGAAAAATTAAATCAAAGGAACAATAATAATGATAAATCCAATGAAAGCAGCAAAAGACGCAAAGTTAACCTCAAAAATGGTTGCTAGAGGTAAAAGAGTTGGCAGCTATGCAATGGCACATAAAGGTAGATCGATAGTCGCTGGATCAGCGGCATTAGGTGGCATTGGTTATATGGGTAGAGGTAGGTCTGGCAGAGGTGTAGACAAGATGCCCGGTGGCAGACCAACTGGAATTTACAAGTACTAATAAGGTAGGTTGATTTAATGTTTGGTAGATATGGAGCAAAAGGCGTGATGGCCTCACTAGGGCAAATGGTTTCTAGTCCATCTAAAATAAAATCACATGTCCTTTCAAATAGAGAGGCGTATGGAATAGCGGGAAAAGGGGCATCTAAAAAAGATGCAGCAAAAGCTTTTCAATCCGCCTATCAAGCAAGAGCTAGACAAGTTGGTAGACGTACTGCAGTTGCAGCGCCACTTGTTGCAGCGCCATTTGCTATGAGACCAAACGCTAATGAATCTAGAACTTCATATAGAGGTCCAACGCAAACAGGTAGAGGTATAGGAAGATTCTCATAAACTTATGAAAGATGTGATATGTAATGGAAGATTGGAAAAAATATATAGATTCAAATGGAGATTTTCAATTAGCTAATTTTTTATACAAAAGTGTAAATGAATTAATGAAACACTCTTTGGATATGGGAACTTTATTATCAAGTGATCCACAGAAATTGCGAGCCTATAAAGAGCAGACAAAAAATTATTTAAATCAAAATGGTTTGATATTGCACAGAGCTTAGAATTTTTTGACATTATAGAAAAATGTGTGTGTCACTCAGAGCAACAAGAACAGTACTGCGACATATGCAAAGGTGCTCGTTATAGAGTCTGTTCATATCTAACGGCAGATGAGGTTAAAGAAGTTGGAATTTTTTACGGCGCACAACGCAACACAGAATTGGCAGACAAACTTCAAAAAGGTTTAATGAAAGTTTTGGATGAACTGTCCTAGATGTAATAAGCAAACAGAAATAGTCAGTGAATATTTTGACTTTAAACTGGATTGTTTATGCAGAGATAACTACTGCTCCTATTGCAAAAGTGTTACAATACAAAAGTTTTATTCCGACAGCTCCTACAGTACCGAATGGATAGATTTAAATGACTAATATTGAAAAAACAAAATTTTTAAAAGAATTTGAGTCACTAAGACCAGACTTATTTTTTCCAGAAAGCTGGTCTACAGAACAAAGGGAACAAGCAGTTGATTTAATAAGGCCACAAAAAACTAGAACGTCTATGTTTTCATCAATTCCCATGAATTGTGAAGCGTCTAAGTGTATATTTGCCTCGACATGTCCTTTGTATCAGGAAAATTTAGCGCCAAAAGGAAATCCATGTCCGATTGAAATGTCAATTGTTGCACAATTTACAACAGAGTATATGGAGCAGTTGGATGTTCATCCAGATAATCTAGTTGAAGTTTCTATGGTTAGAGATCTTGTTGATCAAGAAGTTCAATACATACGTAAAACTAAACTCCTAGCTAAAGAACACTTTGTCCAAGAAAATATTATTGGAATTGACAAAGATGGAAATCCCATTCTTAAAAAAGAACTGCACTTAGCTGTTGAATTAGAGGATAAACTTCATAAAAGAAGAAAAGATTTAAGAAATCAACTACTAGCAACTCGAGAAGCAAAAGCAAAAGTTGGACAAACTCAACTTGATACCGCGCAAGCAATATCAGATATTATCCATAAAGTTCAGTCTATAGAAATTGAAAGAGAAAAGCTTATTAAAAAGAAGCTTGGAACCTATGATAAAGATGACTATATAGAAATTATCGATACAGAGGAAGAGATAGTAGATAATGGCTAGCAATAGGCAAAGGCTAATAAATGCACTGCAGACGCAAGGTTTAATTACTGCAAAAGGCGGACTTAAAGCTTTTGAAAAAGCTGGTCCTAGAATGGATTTGTTTTTTCAACAAGGATCAATAGCTCATAATGATTTAGTTGATATTTTTGGAGCCCCTGAAGATTTTCTAAATAGAATGTCAGATTGGCAAAAAAAAGCAGAACAAGCAATGGCTACCCAATTAAGAGTTAGAGGTAATCAAAATGTAAATTCAAAACTTCTTGCAAGAAGAAGTTCTATGAATTTAAATATGTTTAATAAAAAAACTGCGGATGAACTATATGAAAGCTATGTAAATGACGTATTAAGAATACCTCAACTCTTAAAAAAAGTTGGAGCCCCAGCTGTAGAATTGCCATCAGGTAACCTATATAGAAGTGCCTTTAAATTTATGGTTGAACAAACTGGGCCATATCATCCAGCTAGAGAAGTGCTGAACTCAATGATAATAAACTTTAATCCAAGTAGAGTTGGAATGAAATCAATTAACATTTCTAGATCAAATATTCTAACTCATAAAACTTTAAAAAGAATGTTTGAAGAATCTGCACAAAAACCATCAGGAAATATTTTCGGATCCCTTTCAGCTGGTCAAAAAATAATTACTTTTGACGTTGAAACAACTGGAGTTTTTGAAGGATCTCAAGTTAGATCAATGTCAGCCTCTATGATGTCAGTAGATGCAAGTGGTAAACTAGTTGCACCAGACTCTAGTCAAACTAGAAACTTATTTATGGCATCAAAACAATTATCAGGCATGACCGTATCTGACACTAACAATGGTCTAGTAAGTATGAATAAATTTTTAGCACAAATAGAAAATGATGGAAAAACATCTATTGATATGGCTGATGGTGGAAAAAAATTTTTAGATGAAGCAGAAAAATTCATACAAGAGCTATTGTCTGCAGACAGGCTAGTCGCACATAACGCATCATTCGACATAACAAAAATGACAGAGACAATAGAAGCACAAAGTGCCTTTGGATCACACAAAGGTGTTCAATCTGCACTTAATCAATTGTATAGAAAAATAGATAAAGGAAACTATTTAGTCGATACACTAGGTGAAGCAAGAAGCTATTTGCAAAATCAAGTAGAACAGATAATACAAAGTTCTACAGCTACAAATGTAATACAGAAATCAAATCAATATGTTACATCTTTATATTCACAAGAGATTTTATCCACAGTACATAAGGGTGGATCAGCTGCATACGCTAGCGTAGAAAATATCGCATTAAATACAAATTTATTTGAATTAATAGAAAATGAAGGAAAAGCAGCTGAATTATTTAAGGATATTAAAAAAGGTTCTCACGTAGCAAAAGTTGACACATTACTGCAGTCATATATAGCTAAATATATACATGAAGGTAAATTAAAAATATCTCAATTAGCCCAAGAGGCTATTAACGATTTTGGTAGATTTGCTAGAGCTAAAGTATTTCAGTCTCAAGCAATTACCCCAACAACAACAATCGCTGATGTACAGCATATGTCTGATACTGTCTTTAAAAATGTTGATCCAAAAAAAGTTACACTTAGCATTAGTGATCAGCTAGCAAATAAATATTCTGGCAAAGTTGGTCCAGGCATACTTTCGTACATATCGCAACCTACAGATCTTGAAACTACAATGATGCCTTCTGGTAAATTCCAAGGTGAGGGATATTATCTCTTAAATAATATTAATCAAACTGGACAACAAACAGCTAATCAATTTACATTTACAAAAGTTGGAGACTCAGAAGCTTCTTCTATGATTGAAGATGTATTAAGAATGGCTAGATCTGGAGATCAAGGCGCAGTAACACCAGTAAATATTGGTGGCGTAGTGCAGAAAATTAATTTAGAAGCGTCATCTATAATTGGTACAGGATGGAATTATTCTCAAGCTTCAGCGGTAAATGAACTTGAACACATCGGTGCATTAAAAATTGGTAAGGCAACTAAAGCAACGGACATGCAGATAATAGATGCATTCTCTAGTGTATTTAAAGAGTTAGGTTCTGGCCTAGATCCCGTAGATCAAATGCGCTATGCAGCTGGTCAAGATGTCTTAGGCTCTCCATTCGAAGCCGGAATGGCTAATTATGGATTAGATGTAGCTAAGGGGATAGCTAAAAACTTTGCTGCAATAGGCGATCCATTCGCGTATATGTCAATGACTGATAGAGTATTTTCAAGCGTTGCCGCAGAAGCAACTACTGGTATAGCAAAAGCTGCGAACATTGCTGGAGCTAGAGCGGGATACGAATTGTCAGACATCGCTTTTACGGCTACGCCAAAATTAACTTCCGCTCTTGGCATTCAGGTTTATGAAGCTTCTAAAACTGCAAGAATATTAGACTTTGGTGTAGAAGAAACTAACATATCAAAAATGCGACTACCAAAATTAATAGCAGAACAGGCGCTAGAAAGAGTAAGTTCTGCTATGGGCATAGCTACAGATGGAATGGAAGTTAGCTTATCTTTTGCCGATACACAAAAAAATGGCCTAGTCGCGAACGTAGTATGGGATGCTAATAGTCAATTAGGTAAAGATGGTTCTAAAAGATTGTCAGAAGAAATATTTAATATTATGTCAGACGCAGACGAAGTTGCGTCCATAATGGATAAAGATTTCCAAGATCTTGACGAGTCAGTAAGAACTCAGGTAACTGGTCTGTCAAGAATAGCTAGTGAAGGTGGAATAAAAAAGCAAGAAGCTCTTGAGGCAATAGAAAGATCACTTCTTGATGAAGGTGGGGGGTTGATTATTGGCAGCGCCAGGGGAGAAGCAGCACAAGCTCTAGAAGCAGGATTGCAGAGAACTGGAATGGAAACCGCAAACGACCTATTCTTAAAAGAAAGAAAAGGCACAGTACTAAAATCTGGACTTCAAGAAGACTTTTTTGCAGTAGGACCTCAAGTAAGTAGAAAAACAACTAGCGCAGTTGATTCTGCAAAGACGGCAGCAGCACAGGCTACTCGAGTAGTGACAGATCCAAATGGCAAACAAACATCTAACGCCATACAAGTAGCTAATATTCTAACGGAAAAAATAAATGAGTCTCCGGGCAATAAAAGACTTTTAATTGGAAGATTAAACCGAGCAAAAGCCGGAAAAGAAGCAAACAAAATGCTTGACTTTTATAATTTTCACAAACCAAAAGTTGGTATAGCTTTAGCTGGATTAGCATTAACTGGAATTGGTTACTATATATCTAAGAAGCATAGAGAAAGACAACTATACGACGAAACTCTTCAATCTCAACCAACAGAGACTGCTCGTCAATATGATTCAAATATGGAATCAAAAATGGCGCCACCAAAAATGAGTTTAAACTCACTTCGAAGAGATCCATTATCAACAGCTGGAGTTGTTGGAAATTTAGATAGAGCAAAAATAGGACACACAAGAATGGGACCAAGAAAAGATAATCACCTATTTAGAGGAGCCATGTAATGCCACTGTTAAAGTATGGAAAAAAAGCAATTAAATCTACCGGACAGTTTATGGGTAGGAGAGCAGCTAATTTTGGAAACAACACTACAGGAGCAGCTGCAGTAATGATAGGCGCTGGAGTACTAGGCATGGCAAATGTAGCAGGGCCTGAAGCCGTGGATTTTGCAATGGAAGGCGCATTTGGCGACGAAAATGCAGATAGATATTTTACAGGAATGGATTTATCTGCAAGGACTTTAGTTGGACAAGCTACTGGAGGAATTCTTGGTAGTGCAATTCAAAGTACTGATCCTTTGCAAAATTACATGATTAATCCAGTAGCTCCGAGTCCAATGGCATCTGGTATTGGCGGTTCTGTAACTGGAGCGCTTTTAGGTGGAGCACTAGGTGGCGCTAAAAAGGGATTTAAAGGTGGAGCTTTAGGTGCAACATTAGGCATGTTAGCTGGAGGCATAGCTGGTGGAGCTGCTGCTGCATCAGCACCATTAGGTTACATGAGGCAAAACAGAGAGTTTTTTAGTCAGTCACCATATTCCCCCCTAGGCAATACACAAGCATCGGCATTAAATGCAACTGGCGATATAGTGCTAGGAATGCATAATTCAAGAAGAGGATACTAATGGCTGAATTGAGATCAGATATATTTCAAGCTACAACAGGAGTAGCTGGAATAGAAGACAGAGATGTTGCATTAGCTTCTAGAATGGTGGATCAAAGTCCAGGCATCATAGGCGCTGCTGGATATATGAATTATCGTGGGGCAAATACTCTAATTAAGGGTGGAAGATATGATTTTCTTGACCCAAGCTCTGGAGGTAGAGCTGGAAGAAGAGCTACAAGACTACAAAATAAATTTAGAGTTTTTGATAGTTCTTCACAACTAGTTGCACCATCAGCAGGAAACTATGTAGGTGGATACAATCAAAAGAGAGGTCTACTTAGAAGATCAGCTGAGAATACAAGGTTAATGAGAAGAGCTGAAGCTAAATCTGCTGCAGCTGCAGCTGGTGGCTTTGGAGGAAGTTTAACTGGTGCAAGCAATTTTCAATTTCGTGGTACACGAGTAAACTATCTAACAGCTAACCCTAAAGCATTAGGTAGATATCATTCAGCTTCTGTGTTTACAGATCAAAGTGCTGGAGCATATAGTCCATTCGCATTAAGTACCATGATAGGTAGAAGTGAAAAAGCAAAAACATTTTTTAATAAAAGATTTGGTCTTGATCAATTAGTTAAGAGCACTAATCCAGAATCTATATTATCTTCAAATCAGTCAATATTTGGTCCAGGCTTAATGTCATTTATTTCTGCTGGAAGAAAGGCAGATGTATTGGAAACAAAGGCTCTTAAAGGTAATAAGAGAGCAATGAAAAAATTAGCAACAATGGATAAGACTATTGAATCTTTATCTCAGATAAATAATCCAGCATTTCACGCAAGTAGAATTTCATATAGTGGAACCTCCGGTCTGACATATAACCAAGCATTAAATATGACGAACTTGGAAAGAGGTGGCCTCGGCGCACAGGCATATCTTGATAAAAATAAACTTAGAGTAACTTCAATGGGAAGTGCATATGACGAAGCTAGAATGATGATTGGTGGAGGGGCAGGAGGGCAAGTTGGTATAAGAGGTAATATGATGGCATCATCAATGGCTGGTGCTGGAACAAGGTATGCTGCAGGATATTTCCGCGGAGCTCTAGGTAAGTCTATGCTTATGAGAGATGCTAGTGGAGCAGTACTTAATAGGGTAGGCTATCAGGCAGCAGTTGCTGAGGGAGCATTAGTAAAAGGTTTGTTTGGTGAAGCCTTAGCTGGATCTCAAGCTGCTATTCACACATTCGGTGCCGGACTAGAAAAGGCTGGTATTAAAGTTGGTTCAAAAGCTGGAGCTGAAGCAGCGGAAGTAGCTCTAGAAAAAGGTGTTTTTAAAACACTAGGCAAAAAGGGCGTCATGAAAGCAGTTAGCACTAAGGAAGGTGCAAAGGTATTGGGCGCAAGGGCGTTAGGTATGGCACTACCTGGCATAAACCTTGTCATGATGGCTTCTTTAGTCTATGACTTAGGCCAGATGGCGGGTGAAGTAGTAAAGAGTGGAATTAATTTAGCAAAAGACGCTAACAAATCTTTGCAGGGTAGCATAAATAAACCATTATTTGGAATGGGATATAAAGACACTGAAGCAGCAGCAACCTCTAGAGCAAGAGGTGTTATGGCAATCCAAAACTCTAGATTAAATGCAAGAAGTATGCTAGGATCAGAAGCTTCAATGATGGCAGCACACTATGGGTGATTATGGGAATTTATAGTAGAACTCAAGAATTTAGAAAAGCACTGGAAGTCCTTCCGAGAGAAGATCTTTTAGAGATAATTCGCGCCCAAGATCCAGATCTAATTAAACAAATAAATAGAATTGAATGGGTTTTTGAAAATAAACTTTCCCATCTTAATTGGAACGATGGAACACCAGTTATAGAAAGGAAAATGTCTAATAAAGAATTAGCACTTTTAGTTGATGAACCATTTGAAATAGATCAAGACCTTCTTGCTGCTGGAATTGGCGCAGAACAACAAAGACAGCTTCATATTGCTAAAGATGTAGTTGTTTGGGCTAAACAATTTTTACAAGCTGATTTAAGAGTATATCAAATATTAATTTTACGTGATCCATCATTAAGAAAAGTTCTAAGAGCTGGTCGTCGTCTAGGTAAAACATTTAGTCTAGCAGTTCAGCTGCTGCATTATAGTTATACTAGAAAAGATGGTAGATCATTAGTTATTGCGCCAATGAAAACCCAAGTAGAATTAATTTATCAAGAGATACTAAGAATAGCTTCTAAAAATGAAGTCGTTATGAATTCTATAACTAGAAAAATTACCAGTCCACAGTTTATGATTCAATTTACTAATGGATCAACTATTAGATTCTTCACTTCAGGAATGCGAAGTGGTGGCAAGTCAGACGTAGCTCGTGGTCAAGAAGCTCATTTAATTATTCTTGACGAAATGGACTACATGCACGCAGATGACCTAGATGCCCTTTATGCAATGTTACAAAAAACCGCTGAAGATCAACCGGATAAGGTTTTGATTGGAGCGTCTACGCCAACAGGCAGAAGAGAAAGATTTTGGGAATGGTGCAATAGTAAAAGATTTAAAGAGTTTTGGTTTCCATCATACTGTAATCCATTCTTTAGTAAAGAACAAGAAGAAGAATTTAGGGAGCAGTATTCAAGTTCTGGCTATAGACATGAAATTGAGGCAGATTGGGGAGAAGATTCTGAAGGCGTATATCCAAGAAAATTTATTGATAAAGCTTTTATATCTCCATCTTGGACATACTCTCCAGAGTTAACTTCAGCAAGATCTTTTCATACAATAGGTGTTGACTGGGATAAATATGGAGCGGGAACAAATATAGTTGTTCTTGAAGTTTGTTCAGATAATTATGAAGATGAAAGATTTAGAGACAAAGTAAGACTTTGTTATCGTGAGGAAATAGATAAATCTGAATACACTTTGACTAAAGCAGTAGATAGAATTATTGAATTAAATCAAATATTTAATCCTAAGCATATTTATGTTGACAGAGGTTATGGAGAAGTTCAAGTAGAACTTTTACGTAAGCATGGAGTAGAAAATCCTTCTTCAAAACTTAAAGAAAGAGTAAAAGGAATTGGCTTTGGTGAAAGCATAGAAGTAAGAGATCCTTATACAAAGTTAATGATTAAAAAAGAAATAAAACCATATATGGTTGACAATCTTAGACAATTTCTTGAAAGAGAACAAGTACTTTTTTCTGAACATGATGAAGAAATGTATCTACAATTAATATCATATGTAGTTATAAGAATGACCTCTACTGGAAGACCAGTATTTGAGGCTGGTGGTTCAGCTGTCGATCACGCACACGACGCACTAATGCTAGCTTTATTAGCAATAACTCAAAATTATGGAGAGTTTGCCAAGATAAGCTCTGTTACAAAAGTAGAAACATTTTCTAATGATTTCTTTATACCAAAAAATAGTAAAGAAGATGAAGAATCTTCAAAATCATATCTATCTGGTAGAGTAGCTGCTATGAGTAGTAGAAGATCTGCCAAAAAATCTAGTACTAATAGTATTAATCGCAGAATGTTTTAAGGATTACTATGACTGATATGTCAAATATAAACACAAAAGAATTGTATGGCGATTATAAATTCGCTGACCCAATTTATACTCAACCAACAAATGAGGCATCTAATAACAGCAGCTCTTTTGGAAGAGTACCAACTGGATCATCTGGAGCTATACAAGAAGTATATTCGATTCCACTTTCATACGTTCGAGAAAGTGTCAGCTCTACAGAATTAGCTATTTTTGAATTAAAATTAAATATAGAAAGAAATATTTTAAGAAAAATTTTTATAGACCCCTATTTTGATAGCGATCTAGAGCAAGTTCATTTCAAAGTATGGCAAGAGGCATGCAAGTATTTAAATCTACCAGAAAAACCAAACAATATTTCGATACCAGTTATTGAAGAAGATCAAATATATAAAATACTTCCAATATTTGATTCAGATCCAGAAAAAAGCAAAAGAGCAACTGACGAAGATAATCTAGAAGATTTTCCAACTATTATTGATGATACAAATTTAGAAGATTTTCCAACAATTGTTGACGACTTAGTATACAAGTCTTCTATTCCAAATTATATATGTTTTGATCAATATATTTTTGCAGAAAGATATAAATCTACTGTATGTAGAAAGTTTATATATGAATTTGAAGAAGCAATAGCTCAGCAAACATTCTCATATATATATCAATTTAGAAAAATATTAAACACATTATTAAATGAATTATCATACATTAGGGAGTCATTGGCAAGTGATTTTGGAGAGGATTACGAAAACGATGCACAAAAACAAATCGCATTACACTATGAAGCGTGGGCAAAAACGGCCCTACACTATTCGGGCAGGATTCAGAAAACCTTCTTATCAAGCTCAGGAGAAATTCCAACAGCCGAATTGGATAAAATCTCTCAAAAACAAGCCGCTGAATTCCAAGCTTTTTTTGCGATTAGATTAAATGCTATTAATAAAGAAGTAAATGACCTTATTGATACATCATATAGAGAATCTTTTGATCAAGCAGAAAGTTTCTATAAAAGATTTATTCACGCATCGTTGACAGTATTTAATCAGATATCTAACCCATTAGAGTTTGATTATTTATATGAAAAATTTCTACCAAGAGAATCTGTGCTTGTGTCAGAATTAATTGTTGCAACAAATTCTATTAAAGGAAACTTTACATCAGTACACGCAGATGTCATAGAAAGATTCAGTCTCTTAAATAGAAGAATAGATGCAGCTTTTACATTAATCCACGAAAAAAGAAAGTATGCAAACTATATAGCGCAACTAGCAAATATTGCAGTTAAAAAGAAAAAAGTTTTAAAAGATGTGACAAAAGATAGATATAGTGAATTATTTAAATCAATCATAATTAATGATAATAGAAATAACAACTTTACATCCAATCATTCTGAATTACATGGACTTTTGAATGATGATCATCCACAATATCTATTAAGAGATGGTGGAATAATAATTGGAAATATTGATGTTATAGATGGGGTAAGGATTGATGGCGTAGATATCAGCACCCATGCACATAATGGAGCAGATGGATCACAACGTATAAAGTCAACAGATATTGATTATGATACAGTAAGAAATTCCTACTCTAGCTCATCTAGGACTGTTATTAAACCAATTTCTGTAACTATTGATGGATTTCAGTCTGATATAATTAATGGAAAAGTTCCCGTCTGTGATGTCATTGTTTCAATAGAAATTGATGATTTGGCTGTTGGAAATTATGAATATGAAATAATATATACGGAAATTGATTAATATGACTTGGTTTAAATATTTAAAATCTTCTGAAATAACTAACTCTTCTATTGAAAATACCAATTATAAATATCCATATCTAAAAAGAGCTATAAAAAATTTTAAACCACTAGACACAATACTATCTGGGACATGGGCTTTTATTAGTGTTCAGGATTTAGAAATAAATAAATATTTAAATTCTTCTTTAGAAAATGTAGTAGATGAATCTTCTTATTTAGTTGTTTATGAAAGTACAACAAATGAAAATGATTTTAAACCAGTTAAAAGTATTATTTATAATAATATATTATATTTTCAAATAGCGGAACAACATGAATCTGGAGTAAATCTAGGAAAACAGTACGCAATGTACTATAAAACTCCAGGCTTAAGATATATTAAATCTATAAATAATGGAAGTAAAACATCGTACCAATTAACTACAGAATCTCTAGGTGAATATCATTGCAATTATTCACAAGTAGATTTAGCATCTTTTGATGTAAATCTTAGTTCAAATTCTTTCTATAACTTTTCTTTTAATTCAGAATGGGAAAATGGAGTTTCTAAAAACTCTTTATCTTTTTTGACATTAACATTTACTGGTCCAAATATATACATCTATGGTGATAAAGGTTCTAATTTTGGAAAATTTAAATTAAGAATTTTTTCCCTACAAGGACAAAGCTCAGAGGGTCCAACCTTAGTTCAAGACTGGCAAATTATAGATTGCTACTCAAGCAATAACCTATCAAATCAAATTTTATTTCAAAAAAATAATTTAGAATTAAGAGACTATAATTTAGAATTACAAGTATTAGATGATAAAAATATTTTGTCATCTAACAATATAGTTAAAATAAATTCATATTCATTTACATATAATTTATACTTAGAAACAGATACGGAACAAATAACAGAAAATACTTCATTTGTCGTTTTTGGCGGAGTTAGATAATGGTTATATTAAAAAATAAATTAGAAAACTTAAAACCTGGTAGACAATATCTATTAAGTGTAAGATCTAAGAACGCAGATCTTAATGTGTTATCTGGCTATACAGATACGATTAGATTTGAAGTTCCAGCAGACTCAACTATACCATCCGCACTAACGAGCCTGCAGCTTTTTGCTGGCCTAGAAAATGTTATGTTTGTTTTTGACTATAGTCAAGACTTAGATATAAGTAGATATGAATATGAATTATATCAAAATTCTGATATGTCAGATGAAACTGGCCCACGAACGGGTTTCGCAGACGCTAACATCTTTACCGTATCGGTAAATAATCTTCAGTCAGAAGAAGATGGTGGCGGTCTTGCGCGTTTTTGGGGCAGAGCAAGGGCTATCGATACTACGGGAAATGCCGGGCCATGGACACCATTAATTGAAACTGATGACCGTATACCCGTAATTGATAATCAATATATTGGATCTTTAACCGCCTCAAAAATAACTGCCGGAACAATTAGTTCACATACCATTAATCTTAATGGAGTAAATTCCATTATTCAATCAACCACTTACCTAGATACAATCGGGGCACAAGGGTGGCAGATTAGAGGAGATGGTCATTTTAGTTTGGGCGGACCAAATGGAATTACTTATAACAATTCAACAATAACAATAGGTTCAGATGTTCAGGTTCAAGCAAACTTATCTGCAGACAGTATTAGTGTTGGTTCTGGCGCTAATCAGTTAAACATTAACGATGCAATAAACGGCAACGCTGGAGGAATGACTTTAGGTGACCCAACTTATAATTACTGGTACGCCAATGGAAGATTTAGAGTAGGTGGTGCGACTAACTACGTTTTATGGAATGACACATCTTTGACGATAAGAGGTACCTTACAATTCCCCGACGGAACAACCCCTGGGGCATTTGATAATGGCGATCCGATTACTGGTGGATCAATTGCAGGTTTAACTATAAGTCCTACAAAAATGTATATTGGAACAGGAACTTTTAACAATGCTAATACAGCATTTTATGTTGACAATACTGGACAATTTTCATTAAAAGATCAATTGAGTTGGAATGGAACTACTCTAACTATTGGCGGCAATGCAGCAACAAGTTTAATTACTGGCGGACAAGTAAACTCTAACGTAACTGCAATTAGTGGTGGAGTCATTACTACTGGAACAATTAATCTAGGTGTTGTAAATGTTCAAACTGGATCTTCTGGAGCAAGACTACAGATAAATTCAACAGGAATAAAAGCATATAATTCTTCAGGTACCAATACTGTTTCAATAGGTTCAGATGGCGCAGCATCCTTTACCGGAACAATAACTGCGTCATCGGGATCGATAGGTGGATGGAGTATCGGGGATCCAGGACCATCAGGATATGGTAGTAGTATATATGCAGGATCTGGGCCAACTTTATCATTCATTTCTCCAACTGGAGTAGCTTGGTTTAGTGGTGGAGTTGTTACATCAAGTATCGGTGGTTTCGGTGCTGGCGTGACAACTAATGGCGGAGCTTTAAATACTATGATTTTAAGAAATATCAAGTATGGTAGCGGAAGGCCAACTGGTGGCGCTATTGGAGATATATATCTTTCTTAGGATTTTATTATGACTATACAAATTAAAACAGGACTCGGAGCTAACGATTGGACAACTGTAACTAATCCACAAATTAAAACAGGACCTGGAGCTAACGATTGGTCAAGTGTTAATAAAGGAGAAATTAAAACTGGTGCAGGAGCAAATGATTGGACTACATTTTATCAAAGATTTAGTGGAGCAACTAATCCAACTATAACTTCATCCTCTAAAACATTTACCTCAGTAACAGTAAGAGTTCAAACTTCAAATCCAGAAAGAAAAAGAGTAATTGTTTACAGGGGTACTGATTTAGGAACAGTGCAAGCTTTTCCCCTCGCAGAAAATTCACCGACTAGTAGTAGCATCGATCAAACATTTACTTTTTCAGGACTAACAGATAATACATCTTACACTTTCTATTGTTATACAAATTTTTACGCAGAAGATGGAACATTTATAGAAAGCAGTGAAACTGTTAGTGTAACTGTAACAACATCAGCTTATACAATTACAACTCCAACTACTCCCACAAATACTAGTAGAGGCCAAAATGCACTTAACTTTGAAGCAACATCAAATGCAAACTATAGCACTAATGTAAGCACTACTTACATTGAATTTGAATTAGAGGCATTAGACATATTTAGTACTTGGTATTATGTCGCAAGTGAAAATAGTACTAATTTAACAGCAAATGATAGCGATCAAGATAAGCAGGTAACATTTGCAAATCTTACATCGGGCACAACATATCGATGTAGGGCAAGAACAGTATATTCTACAATTAGTAAAAATTCAGGTTGGAGTGCGTACTCCACAAATATAACAACTTTAAAAACAGTGGTAAAAAGTACTGGTTTTGTTTCCTCTAATAATACTGATCATCTTTCATCTGGTGTAATAATAGCTAGTTCTGAATTCACACCAGATTGGCCAAAATCAAACGCATCAAATAACAACTTTAATGATCAATGGTTTTCCTATCCTTGGGCATCAATAACTGATAGCTCAGAAGCAAGAACAGTAGTAAACGCAGCACGAGGGTTTGGTGTATTGGTAGTAACTCCAACTACAGCCTTTACTGGTGGAGTAGCAGATGAAGCACAGTTAAGTGGAGTCACTAATGTAAGGTATACTTCAGTAAGAGTTTGGACTAGAAATACAGGTTTCGGAAGAGCTGTAACTTTATACTTTCTATCAGATGTTCCATTTGGAGCTGGTACCACAGTTACATTAAGCGGTTTTACTAGTTTAAATATAGATGGATCTAGGACTATAAGTGGAGTTGACACATACTCTCCAGAACCAGGTGTTATTTTTTATAGAAAAACATTTTTTTTAAATACCGCAGTTCTAACAGGAAACGAAGCTAATCCAACTATTTACCTTAATGCATACGCGCAGATTGGTTCATTTAGTACAAATAAAACAAAACAAGCACCTTTTTCTGTTACAACAAACTCTGATGGAAATATTACAAATATTGCGTTCTCAGATTCTGGAACTGTATTTCCAAATGCAAGACTAGTTAATGGTACATTAACTAGATATTATAAAACTTACACCCCAAAAGGCGCTGGATCAGAAACTTTAAATGTTTTATTTCAGCCAAAAAGTACCTACACAAATTCAAGAATGATTAGTGGATCAAATCATTTAAGAATTAAAAATGGAGGTCAGGCTAGAACAATTACTGCATCAATAAATGGAACAAGTTTGGGTTCACTAGCATTCACCGCTGACGAGACAAAAGATTTTGCAATACCAAGTCAAATTACCCCCTTATACGACGCTTACCTAGGGCAAAGTTATTTTAATGTGGCCTTATCAGTTCCAAGAATTGTAACAGCTTATGGTTATTATGCAACGATATATGAAGTTCAAATTTCTTATAGTCACAATGTTTTAGAGTAAAATATGAGATATATAAAAATATTATCAAAACCATTATATGATTATGTTCTTGAAAATTGGGAACAACTGTTATTAGAAGTTATGGATATATCTCCATTTTTTTCCGAAACAGATAAACAGACAAACTATATATATTTTTTTGCGTATATTAATCAAAATACTCCATTAAATCTTTTAAGTGAGAATTATAAAAAAGCAACACAAATACAAGAACTATCTTACAAAGAAGTTAAAGAAGCTATCGAAAGTACGTCTTGGATATATCGCTGTAGGAAAAATGTAAATGGAAAGATAAATATTTACCAAAAGAAAAATGTAAAGAATAATATATACACCGATCCAAGCAATAAACCATATGATTCATGGATATGGAATTCTATCGAAAATAAATGGCAAGCACCAATACCTCATCCAATTCAACCAGAAACTAAATTTGTTTGGGATAAAATATCTAAAAAATGGATAAAAAATAAAAAATATTATTTATATTCCTGGAATGAGCAAAAAAAAATATGGCAATTTGTTGACGATAAAGTAAATCAGATGCTATAATGGATAAGTAGAAAAGAGTAAAAATATGAATGATTTAGATGTAAACATTTTAGTTCAAACTTTTAATGAAAGATTAGCTTCACTTATAACAGAAGTTGTTATAAAAGAAGCTACAATTAAACAATTAAAAGGTGAAATGGAAAAAATGATGGAAGTCGTTAGGGCTACAAAACAAAATAAAAAGCAAGAAGATAAAAAACAATTAGATAATTTTGAATGAGGTAAATAAAATGTCAGAAGAAACAATAGAAGAAACTAAAGCAACTGTTCCAGTAGAAGCTAAAGAATTTGTAATTGAAATTAAAATTTCAGACGCTAATCTTCAATATAGAAGTGATTTCAATGAAGCAGAAACAGTATTTTGGCTGGAGTCAGTAAAAGACCTGGTTATTAAGAACGCTTTCGAAAAGGGCAACTTACAGCAAAACAACTAGTTATAAAAACTGGCTAAATTAAGTACTATTTTGTTAGACTTTTTGATTTGGAGAAAAAATGGCCGTATTAGACTTTTTGCCATTCAGGCAAATAAATCAATCCTCTAACAATGTTGTAGCTAAGGCTCTTGATTCTGAGGAAATTAAATCCATAAGCAAAGTAATGAAAGTTGCTGCACTAGCACTGGGTTTTCAGGGCACTACATATTATTATAATACAAGAGCAACTTTTGAACCTGCACCCTATGACTTTGATCGTATTATGCAGGCATCTGATACTGACTCTTATGTTAAGCAAGCATTATTTAAATATAAGGAACTCTTTTGGAAAGAGGGCTGGAAAATTGCTGGAGAGAATCCAGAAGCTGTCGCATATCTCTATGAAAGAATAGATTTTATGGAAATGGCAATGAAAAGGCCATTTTTAGATTTCTTAACTGAAATATCAGACCAGCTATTTAAATACGCAAACGCCTTCATAGTTAAGGCTAGGGGTGATATTTCTGACTATTTTCCACGAACATTAAACTCAATGAATGGTGGTCAGCCTGTTGTTGGATATTATTTAATTCCAACTGAACAAGTTAGAATTTTAAGAGATAAGTTTAATAGGCCAAAGTCTTACCAGCAAGCAACAGATCCGTTAACTTATTCGCCAACTGAAAGAGATCCAGTTTGGACAGCTGACAGAGTAGTGCACATGCATATTGATAGGAAAACTGGTCGAGCCTTTGGTACACCATTTTTAAGTTCAGTGCTTGACGATATTATAGCTTTACGACAAATGGAAGAAGATATTCAAAATCTTGTTCATAGAGAATTATTTCCATTGTACAAATATAAAATTGGCACACCCGAACAACCAGCTGAACCAGATGAAATTGATAAAGCTGCTAGCGAGATAGAGAATATGCGAGCAGAAGGTGGTCTAATAATTCCGCATAGACATGATATTGACGTTGTTAATTCTGGTAATGCGGGACTAGATGCATCAAAGTACTTAGAGCACTTTAAAGAAAGAGTTGCAGTTGGTTTGGGTGTAGCTCCACATCATTTAGGAATGATGATGAACGGCGGTAATAGATCTGTTACAGATCGTTTAGATACAGCTTTATACGATAAGATAAAGCAATATCAAAAACTATTTGCTGAGATGGTAAGAGTTAATATATTCAATGAATTATTACTTGAGGGTGGTTTTGACCCAATAACTAATCCAATGGAAGATGGAATATCTGATAGATGTTATTTTAAATTTAACGAAATAGACGTCGATACTCAAGTTAAAAAAGAAACTCATATAATTCAAAAATATGTAAATAATATAATTGGACTTACTGAGGCTAGAATTGAATTGGGTATAGATCCAGAATATGAAATTGACGACTTCTTTGCTAGCATACAGGCTGATGTTCAAATGGATATAGCAAAAAATCAGGCAGATATAGCAGCTAAATCTCAAATGAAAGATGTTACAAAAGATGGAGACAAGCAAACATCTGCCCCGCAAGGACAAAGAAATCTAAAAAATAATAGACGTGGGGCTGGCAATGCAACACGTCCAGCAAATCAGCAGGGGAGAAATACTTCTCCAAATATTAGAAGATCAGATCTAGAATCTCTATCTGTAATTGAAAATCTTTTAGAAAAGGACTATAATATAGTCTACATTGATGAAAACAAGGAAAGTGATAAATAATGTCTTTTGATATTGAAATTACTACTGAAGCTCTAAAGTCTTACGCTAGAACAGACGATGCGGTAGAAGCATTTAACGTGACCGTAGCAAATGGTCAGACAAGACTATCTTTACAAGTCTTAGTTGATATTGTTAATGCTCTAGTTGAAAAAGTAGAAGAGTTAGAATATAGAATAGAAGAACTTTCTCCAATTAAAGTTAAACCCACTTTAACAGTTTCCGAAGAGCAAGTTGACATACAGTTGGAGACTAAGCAGGAAATAAAAGTAACCAAAGAAAAGACTGAAGATAAAGTAAAGGTATGAAGTTAATTATTGGTTGTCCAATCTATAAAAGAGATTGGATATTAAATCACTGGATCAAATGTGTCAAGAGTCAATCAGTTTCCACTGAAGAGATTGGCTTCATCTTTGAAGCTTCATCAAGTGATGATAAAACGCTAAGTATTTTAGATACTTGGAGAAAATATGATAAAAGTATAGCTCATTTTGAGATAGTCATTAGAGATGACACTCCTCATTTTGAACATCAAAATAATGGACGACAGTGGACAATTTCAAAATACGAAAATATGTCAAAACTTAGAAATCATATTTTAGATAGAGTTACAGAAATAGAACCAGAATATTATTTCAGTTTAGACTCTGATATCCTAATAGAAAATCCCAACACATTAGAGTTGTTAATAGCGCACATAAAACAAGGCGCTGATGCCGTTAGTCCATTAATGTTTATGACACCAATGGGTAAACAGTTTCCAAGCGTTATGACTTGGAGAGACGATGTGCCAGGAAAAGCTTATAGAAAAGAACATTACCCACTCGGTACGTACTTTCAATCTGATATTATTATGGCAGCAAAAATGATGAGTAAAAATGTTTATAAAAATGTGAGATATAATATTCATGAACAGGGCGAAGATGTTGGTTGGTCATTAAATTGTAAGCAGAAAAATTATAATTTATTTTCCGCCTCATACCTATATGCCCCTCACATAATGTCGCCAATTATGTATTCAGATTTTTTAAAAAATGGAGACAATAGATTAAAGGAGTATGAATTAGTATAAATCTATTTAAGGTTTGATAAATTCATATAAATTTGTTCAATGTCATAAAAATAAACTTACTATTAAAAGAGAATTACTTTATAAAGGAAAACAAAATGTCTTTTGATTTTGTAGAAAACTTTACAATCCAAATGCCCGATTTCAGTAAAATGGACTTAAATTTTTCTGAATCCTTTAATTCCAAGCATGGTCTGATCATTGAAGTGGCAGCAATACATGAGGGATTAACTTCTAATTACAACAACTATTCAGCTGAAGAGTTAGAGAAGGCGCTGCAGTCTTGGGTTGAGCCATATCCAAAGCCAATTATATTAAATCATGATATGAACACTGAGCCAATGGGTCGTGTTATCGCTGCAAAGATGGATAAGGAAAATGATGGATCGATGTATGTACGTTTGCAAATCGCAATAACAGATCCAGTTGCTGCACAAAAAGTTTTAGATAAAAGATATCTAACAGGATCTGTTGGTGGTAGAGCTGGTAAAGCGGTCTGTTCAATAACAGGAAATGATCTAGCTCGCGAAGATGCATCCGGAAGACCACAGCCTGCAAAGTTTAAACGGGGTCAAGTTTACAAAGGCAAATTAGCATATATCGATATGCAAGACATTTCCTTTAAAGAATATTCTTTCGTAAACCAACCAGCAGATCAAAAATCTGGAGTTCGTACGACTAAGGTTGGTTCTGGTTCTGCTGAAGTAAGTAATTCTGATAATTGGGTCGCTAAAAGTTCTGCGTTTGTTTTAAGTATGGATAATGAAGATATATTTTCAATTACTGAAAATAAATCAATTCTGAAAGAAATGAAAAAGAAAGAATCCAAACCTATTTACCTACACTTAAAGGGCGCTTTCTTGACGGCTTTAGCTCTACATGAAAGTGAAAATGATAATAATAATACAAAATCATTACTATGTAATGAAGATTCAAAAATAATAGATTCTGAGGAGACCCATAGCATGGATGAAGTTACTAAGGATGAAGATATCCTAGCTGTAGCTGCTGGCTTGAGCGAGGATTTGTCAAATATAGCAGCCGCTACAAATAAAGAAGATTCTGAAGAAGCCACTTCACAAGAAACCGTTGACACTCCTTCTGAAGGAGATAGTCAAGAGGTTATAGTTTCTGAAGAAGAAACTGTCAGTGAAGATAAGGCTGAAGAGAACTCATCTGACGATTCAGAAGAGGCGGAAGTACATAACGTAGATTCCGAAAATGCTGAAAAGCCAGAAGAGGCATCATCCGAAAGTGATGATGAAGTTCAAGAAGAAGTGAATCAGTCCAATGATCTCAGTGCGGAAAACGCTGGCATTGAGCATGTTACTGAAGAACTGCAAGGTAAGGTAAAACTTCTTGAAGAAGAAAATGCACGCCTAAAGGGCGCATTGCACATGACTCTTGTTGAAAGAGTTGTTGATACAAAGATTGCACTTGGTTATGAGCAAGTTGAGGACCGTGAAAAGCTAATTGCTGACCACGTAGCTAGAACAGCTTCATCATTGGCAGATACTCTTAGAGATCTAGCTAAAACACCGGTGAAATTAGCTAAAAGAATTTCAAACTTCATAGGTATGCCACAGGTTACCTCAGAAGCTGAAGTTACAGAAGCTGAAGAAAATGTATTAACAGTTGGCAAAGAAGATGTAGTTGAACAAGCTGCACCAGTTGCCGACTCTTTCGAGCAAGTTTTAGTTGATGCCCTAATGGGTAGACGTAAACTCTGATAAGTTAAGGAGAATAAACAATGAGTTTAGCAAAATTCCGTAAGGTACATAGTAAGACTGGTGCTGGAAGGTTTGTAGTTTCTGAGGGAGTTGCTCCCGCAGCCTATTTGCTTCCACATCCAGGTCTTCCAACTTGGTATTCAGATAGTGAAGATGATCGCTTTGAGATCGTTATTCCTAAGGGTACCATTCTTTCAGTCGTAGCTGATTCCAATGGCGACGCAAGAGTAGTTCCCGCTAACGGAACTGGCTCAAGCAAGGTCTGGGGCGATTCAATGCCCACAACCTGGGATCCGCTAGATGGTGCAACACCAAACTATAGCTCAGGAGCTACTGACACAGTTACAGTTCCTGCTCGCTCAATTCCAATTGGTTGCGCACAGTATGATCTTTACAGACCATTCGATAAGGGCACATCTCAGGGTGCTGGCTTTATTACACATGGTTACGTAGAGTATCCCATGGTTAGCGGATTGAACAATGACGTAACAGTTGGTTCCGTCGTTCGCTCCGATGTCATGGGACGCCCAGTATTGGCTGCAGCAACTGAATTCTATGATACTTCAGCTGCCTACGCATACTTGCAAGTTGGTAAGGTTGTCGAAGTAGAAAAGTTTGCTACAAACTTTGATGACGGCCTCCTTAGCTACATGCAGCTTCCATCAGATCCAGGCGCTTTAAAGACTGTTTACGAGCTTACTCGTGGCGGTACTTTTAGCGGTAAGCTTGGCATTCGGGCGAACCTGGACGTAAATAATGTCATTGGCGCATTCCGCGTTAATTTGACACTCTGATAAATAGAAAACAATAGCACAGGAGGAATAATCCTAAGATGAGTAAGACAATCCAAGAGCTCCTCTCGGGTCTCCCAGCTTGGGAGGCTGCACTGACTGAGGACGGGTATATAGACGCAGATAATAGAGTAACCATTAAGGAAGCATTTGCATCTTCTGATGCAGCTGCCCTTTTCCCCAAGGTTCTCTCTCGTACTCTGCGGGAGGCTGCCGAGCCACAATTGCTGGTTACGCCGCTTCTCTCTACAGTTCGCCTCGGCAAGGGGCGCTCTTTGGAGTTCCCAGCAGTCAATGCAATCCAAGCAGCAGAGATCCCAGAAGGACAAGAGTATCCAGAGCAAGCACTCGCATTTGCAAAGCAGGTAGAGGGCAAAGTTTCAAAGAAGGGCGTTAAGCTCGCCTTTACAGAAGAGGTAATTGCCGATTCACTTTGGGACATTGTTGGCCTACATGTTCGTGCAGCTGGGCGTGCCATGGCTCGTTTGAAAGAGCAAATTGCACTTAGCAGATTCAAAGACGCAGCCACTATCGTATTCGATAACGATAGCGGTTCATACGATGACACCACAGGTCGCGACATTGATGGCACAGCCAACAAGACCGTGACATGGGATGACATCATTGACATGGCTGCTGTTCTTATGGCTGAAAACCATATTCCAACAGACTTTATCCTACACCCCTTGATGTGGTCAGTGTTCCTTAAGGACGCTATTTTCCACGCTGGTGGTGCAGCTTCAGGTGTTGGAAGTAGCTGGGGATATCGTCCTCAGTCAGCCGAAGGCGCTCTAAATGCAACAGCACCCATGGGTCTCAATGTGCTTGTTTCACCATTCGTTAGCTTTACCGCTAAGAGTGGCGCAACAGCTGCTAAGTCAGACCTCTTCCTCATTGATCGCAATGAGGTCGGCTCACTTCTAGTGAAGGATGACATGAGTACAGATCAGTTTGATGATCCAAGTCGTGACATTCGCTCACTCAAGATGAAGGAGCGGTATGATATCGTAATGTTAGGTGACGGTGAAGGTATTACTGTTGCTAAGAACGTGAGACTCAGCCGCAACTACGAAGTTCAGGTTACAAACGACGTAGCTTTGAGCTGATAAACCTTAGGGTTGCTATAGTTACGAATTAGCCCTAAAGCTAGGGGACGGTGGAATAAATCTACCGTCCCCTATGCTATTAATTGCGTTAATTTGTTACTATTAAAATAGATGCTTATTATGGAGTGTGTAAAGTGGCACTATATTTGATTGACAATGCAACTGTAACAGTAAATACAGTTAACATTAAGTTTGGAAGAACTATCAAGATATCTTCGATAGTAGATGCTAATTTTACTGTACATACGAATACCACAACACCAGTTCAGCTAGTTTCTCCATTTAGGGTAATAAATACAATAACTGACTATAATCAGATTAGTAGAACTTTAACTTTATATTGGGATGTAGTATTACAGCCAAACACAGATTATGTTCTTAAAATAACAAATCTATTAGATTCTTCAGGTTTTATAATTCCAGAAGAAACAATAACCTTCACAAGTCAGACAAGCGCAGCGACGCCTTCAATTCTTACCGATAGTAAAGCTACAGTTCTTAATGAAGTCTTAATAGAAGATAAGTCTGTTAGAGCAGATATTGAAACTGGATATCAAATATTAGCAAAGAACCCAGATTTTTATATAGAATCCACTAATCCTTCTAATGGTGATTTTTATTTAAATAATGATGAGAACAACGGAAGAGTAACAGTTATATTTAGTTCTCGCCCAG